TCTAAGCAGCAAGTTCTGAACATCACTCCATTTATCTGCACGCCTAGTGATATTCAATTCAGTAAAGTGTCGATGCCCTTCAAGAAAGGTATCTTCATGGTATTCTTTGTCTGCCTCAAATCGAGTGATGATATCTTCACATTGGTCTTTTGTGAGAACATCATCCCAGTAACTTGTGTATTCCATTATACTCTAACTCCTTCAAATTTAGAATTGAACCTCTTCTCACGATTACCAAAAGTGTTTATAGGTTTATCGGGTATCTCTTGACCACTATCTGCAATGTTTGTTTGTGCATCGGCTTCAGCATCAAACAACTTCATCTTACCTCGGTCGATACCAACAACAAATCGTTTAAAGGTATTCGGATCAGAGTAACGATTCTTCAGTTGCTTCACCATAATCTGACCAAGTTGTTCTAGTTCTTCTGTGCTTATCAATGCAAACATAAAGTCGGCAGTTGCAGGCAAGCCAAATGATTCAGAAGTATCTTCAAGACCTGGATCACTATTCGTGAAACCACTTCTTGTTGTTTGTGTTGCACTCACGATAGGCACAGCAAACTCAACGGCAAGACCACGCAACTCTTCTGCAATTGCCTTGATGTAAGTATAACTGTTCACGCTGTTGCCAGGTTTCATACGAGCAGAAGAACAGATATTCAAATAGTCGATGAAGATAATTTCTGGTTTGAAATTCTTCTTAAGGTGTAACTCTTGCAACAGAGCACGGAAGTGTAGTGTAGAAGCCGCAGCAGTTGGATACTCTTTGATAATCAGTTTGCCTTGAGTCTTGTTCTTCAATGCATTAAACTTCCTATCATAGTCGGCCTTACTGATTGTGTTCAGTTCTTGTATGTCAATGTTCAAAAGGTTTGCATCAATTCGTTCTGCAATTCTTTCTTCTGCCATCTCAAGTGTGATATACAATACATTATGACCGTTACTGATACATGATGCGGCAACATGACACATGAACAAGGACTTACCGACACCGGTACCTGCAAGACAGATATTCAATGTCTTGGTTGGCATACCGCCTTTAGTAATCTTGTTAAAGATATCAAGGTCAAAACGAATACGAGATTCTACACGATGATAAAAATCATACCGAGAATCTGCATCGTTAATATAATCATGACCGACATTCGCATCAAACGAAACACCAAGAGCATCACTCAGCAACTGTGGAATCTCACCCTTAGATTTCTTTGAGGTCTTGTCATCCATGATGGAGACAGATTCCATGATTGCATTATAGATTGCCTTATCTTGGCAAAACTTCTCAGTCTGCTCAATCAGCCATTGCTCTTCTGTTGGTTCATCTTTGTTCTGATGAATATCATTCAGTAGTGCAATAGAGTTTCTTACTTGAGGTTCTGTAAGACGGTCACTCTCGGTGAAGTTAATCACCAGAGCTTCATGTGTTGGTAAACTCTTGTATGTGTTTACAAAAGTATTTACCTCTCTGAATATAACTCTTTCTGTGTCATCCGCAAAGTATTCTGCCTTTACGAATGGAAGAACCTTACGACAAAATGTTTCATTGTATATCAGGTTCTTCAATATTGAGTGTTCTAGTCGATTCATTAGTTTGCTTTAGTAAAATTTGTGTGAGTATGTCACCCATCATATTAACAAATTCTTCGTTGTTTTGCAACTCATCATTGTCGTGTTTGCCAGGGTTGACAAGTGTATAACCGAATTGTAGTCGCGCAAATTCACCTTCTTCTTGCACTCTTGCTTTACCGTAATGGTAAACTACACCAGCAAAATCGCCTTTGAGAATTTCAATACCTGTAATATCTGTATTGTCAAAATCAATAAAGCGATAGTCTGTATTCTCCTTAAGCACTTTCTTCTTCCAGAACTGGAGATTCTCCCATAATGTTTCCATATGCTATTCCATATTTTTGGTTTACGAATTGTTTGAAGTCATCATCTTTGAGTAGTGGTTGCCAGTATTCATCTGTCTGCGTGGCGTCAAATCGAACCTTGTCACCAATCTCACCAGTTTCTTTATTGACCTTGGCATACCAACCGTTGGACGGCTTGCAAACAAAATTACCTTCAATCGCAATGTCGAGTAGGCCAGAATACTTCTGAATACCACCATCGAAAGATACCGCAATAGGAATCTTACTCTTCTCTTTAACATAACGGGACTTCTCCACATTGATAATAAAATTGTAACCCACAATCTCGGTGCCATCTTTCTCTTGTTGGCGACCAAGGATATAAATGTTGTCAGCAGAGTAGTAAGAACCTGTGCCGCCGCCAACGATATCTTTCGGATACAGACCAATCTCTTTGTAGGTATGATTCACTACAACCATTGGAATATCTTTAAGATTCAAGTGAGGTGTTACCATACGGAACAAACTCTTAACTTGTTTCGCACGGCTCATATCTGCAACTGATTTACCTTCAAGTGCATCTTCAACTTCTTTCTTTGAAGCAAGGTTACCAATCGAATCAAGGATGACCATCAACTTATCACCGCGTTCGATGTTCTCAAACTGTTGCATGATATCAAACTTCAACTGTTCAATGTCAGTCAACGGCGTATGCATCACACGATCCATATCAATCTGAAATGTTTCAAAGTATTTGATTGGTGTACCGAACTCACTATCATAGAATAAAAGAACGGCTTCAGGATACTTGTCCATGTAAGCCTTCGCCATTAGAAGACTGAATGCCGTTTTAAAGTGTTTCGATGGGCCTGCCCACATAGTAAGACCAGGGATGATACCGCCATCCAGTTTACCTGAGAGTGCGACATTAATCATTGGTACATCTGTGGGCACCATGTCTTTCTCGGTAAAGAATTTCGATTTAGATAGAATCGCACTATCTTTGATTGTTGTATTTTTCTTTAGCTTATCCAATAGACTCATAATAACTCCTGTTTGTATGTATTATACTGTATTTTTACTTTGTTAGTGGCAATCATACGGTTTGTTTTTCTTATGCGGTACATCAAACACGAATGTAATCCTTGTTACATCACCCACATTTACCGTGCCGTGCATCTTCTTATTGTTGAACCACAATAGTGTACCGGGTTCAACAAGAACGGTATCATCACCGCAACTGTATTCATACTTGCCTTGTATGGCAAGGTGGAACCTATCTTTATCAAGGTAGTATGTACCAACATCAATGTGTTTATCTACAACACCACCAATAGGTAGTGAAAGATAGCCACACCGTTTGAAGTTAGGAAAATGCCTCTTCATAAAGTTAATCATCTCGGTGTGTCTATCATATGCCGGTGTTGGTACACAAATCTCGGTGTCACCAACATATTGATCTACACTTTCTACACCACCAATGACCAATTGCAGAACATCAGCACTTAACTCTTGATACCCGTAGTTAAGTAATGAGTCTGCATCTTTCATATTCTTTTGGCCACCCCAGTCTTCGGGATATTGGTTTATCTGTTTCAACATCTTAGAGACATTGATGCCAGTTTTGATTACCTTAATATCACTCATCCGAAAAAACTATCCAAAGAATTGGTAGTCTCAACTGTCCAGCCCATACAGTCAAGGATGATTTTGATTGGCTCGATGAATGATTTACTAAATTGCAAGTCATAATCTATGTATTGCTGTAACTCAAATTCTTTAGGCAATCTATTTGGAAACGAAACAACGGTATCTTTAAGAGGGTTTGGTGATTTGAGATAGGTAAACTTCAACTTCTCGCCTTCTTTAATCATCTGATACTTCTTGTCTAGACCCTTAGTCTTCAGAAAATTGTTATACAGAATCGCACCCTTAACATGGATCGGTGTGCCTTTCTTATACAGGGTAACCGTATCAGCATAGGTCTTAAGACCATTCAGGCCTCTAGGAAAAGAGATATCTTCGACCGGCAGCGTGCGAAATTCACTTCGAAAATCTGCAATAAATTTATGAATATCTTCTTGTGTGCCAGAAATCATAAGTTTGATTGCTTCTTTCATCTTCGAACGGACAGCAGCAGGCGTTGAAGATTTAATCATCTCAAGACCCATGACCTTCATATCAGGTTCATTATACTGAACGCCTTCATTGTTATAGACATTCAGAATGTACCGTTTCTTCGCAGTCCAGATACCTTTGTTAGAGAGACCTTCTCTCTTCATCTGCATCTTTTGTTCGTATGCGTGAGTATATTCAGCAAGTTCTTTAAAACTTTCGTCAATATATGGTTGAATTTTATCTTCACAGATTTTGTCCATGATGGAGATAACTTTCTCAACCTTGAAGTCCTTTTCAATGATATTATCCACCAATGGACCAAGGTTGAGATAAATTGAATCTGTATCTGAAGCAATAACATAGTCTTTACCGTATGTGCTAAGTATTCGGTTCATGTAAGTGTTAATTTTCTTTTCAATCCATCGAATCGACAACTGACCAGCAGTAGTAACGCCAAGAGCCATACGCAGGTCATAGAAACGGAAGTATTGAGAACCAAGGGCACCGTAAGCAGAGTTAAGAGAAACTTTCTTCGCTAGTTGTAGGTTGTTGTATCGTGCAACAAGTTTATCAATCTCTCTTTTCTTATCAGGGTCGGTTTCGTTTTCATACTCTTGTTTCGATTTCAGCATCAACTTCTTAAACTTCTTACGGTCTTCATACATTTCATCTAACATCTTCGGTAGAAAGCCGCGTTTGTTGGTGCGAAAGAATTGACCATTCGGTGTCAATGTAACACCAGTAAGTTTAGAAGTATCTATCTGTTTGAACAATAGTTTATCAACAGAGACACCTTGCAGAAGAACATCACGCATCTCATCTGTGTAATCTTGAGGATCAATCAAACACTCAGGTGAAATATTATACTGCATCATCAAGTGAGGATACAGACTGTTCAAGTCAAACGATGCAACCCAGTTATGTAAACCAATCTGTGGTTCTTTTACATATGCACCTTCGAATCGTTCAGTCTTTTCTTTGATGACACGCGGCGGTACTACAATCTTCTTATCAATCAGGTATGCATATGTCATAGAGTCCCACATACGAGTCTGTGCGAACACATCATCATAGTTACTCTTAGTATCATAAGCAAGAGTCAAAGCCAACTCAATCAACTTTAACTTGTCATCTAGTTTCAGAATCAAGTCAACGTCTTTGATGTTATACTCAATAAACTTTTGGTAGTTTAGTTTATACAACTGATGCAAACTATCAAACTCATCATATGAAATCTTGCCTTCACCTAACTCAACTTGAGCAATGGCATCTAGACGATATGATTCTTGTGATTTACCACCCGGCGCATACCACTTATACAATTCAATATAGTCTAGTGCAGCAACACCAAGTAGTTCATATGCAATCATCTCACGATTGTTTACATTGGCTTGGCGTTCATTGATAAGACCCCATGGTGATAGTTTCTTAGTCTCATCTTCACCGAGAATTTTGCTGAAACGATTTACAAGATATGGAATATCAAAGAACTTGGTGTTCCAGCCAGTCACTACATCGGGACAGTTATCGTTCCAGTATGATAGAAAGATTCGACATAGATTGTATTCATCTTTGCAACGGATGTATTTCTCTTTGCCTTGCTCGACATAATCACCACAGCCAAACACCAAACAGTTACCATCAAAATACTTGATACAGATTGCTGTGATAGGTTCATTCGCTTGATATGGATCGGGGAAACCATTCTCCGAACCGACCTCGATATCTATTACTGCAATAGAAACATTGTCGATATCCCAGTCAACCATTGCTCGATGTTGTTCAGCAATGAATGCATACTCAAATCGGTTCATACCATAAATTTTAAAGTTTTGAACATCGTTATAACGCTTGATAAAGTCTCGCGCTTCACGGATAGATTCAAACTTCATTGGTTCAAGGTAATCTCCGTTAAGAGTTTTCCATGCACTATCTTTCTTGGTCTGGAGAAACAAAGTAGGCGAGTAAGGAATTTTCGCCTTGACTCGCCTACCATTTTCTACACCACGATAGAGAATATTGTTACCAACACTGGCAACTGATGTGTAGAATTTACTCATTCTTACAGGTTAAATCCTGGTTTCGCAATTTGAATACCTGATCCGAAGATAGTGTTGTATTGATTTTCAAGTTCAAGAACCGGAGTGCTAGTCATAAGAATATCACTCTTATTGATTGTGAATCCAGTTTTGAATTCTTGTGCATACTCAATGAACGGTGAGAATGCAATACCACCTTGTTGATTCTGTGCAGTAGGTGGAACAGCAACAACCTGAACACAGTTCTTAATAGTGAGTGCGTTATAATCTTCCGTTACAACATCACCTAAGATTGTGTGGTTAGTTTTAAATGTTACGAGTTTAACAGTCATACAAACCTCAAATAGTAATTTCAGTTTCTGCGGGCAGAACACCGATAGTGACCCAGCGTTTTGGGAACAACATCTCACGGCCCTCGAAATCGCTCATGCTAAGCGTTGGGTCTTGAACAAATCCAAGAATCTCAACCATACCATCATAGTCACGCAAAGCCATATC